TGACCTAATAATCCTGTTGCTAAATTTTGTTGATTTTGTTGCTGTGCAAGAGGATCAAGGCTTGTTGTCTGTTGTGACAAGTTTTGTAACTGCGAAACCGCCGGATCGACACTACCAAACAAACTTTGTAAATTTGACGTATTAACCGCCTGATTAGAAAGTCGCTGCAAGTTTGTTGGATTAAAGCCGATTCCAGTGTTGCCTTGAGCAAAATCAGTAAACGTATTCTGTGCTTGATTTATATAGTCTGGACGATCTACTAAATTACCTGCATTAGCTAACGCCGCATTTTGTAAGGCAGAAAAATCTGCCATTGCGGGACCGTCATAAGCTGTCGGATTAAACTCAGAAGTGGCTTTAAACGCGGCATCAAACGGATTGTAGTCTTCGTAAGCCTGTTCTAATGCAGCTTCAACGGCGGGGGGAAGGAGTTGCCTAGTAGTAACCGTTTGATTTTTGCTTCCCTTACTCATTTGTTAAATCCTTTTTAAATGTAATATATGATTGTTCCCACCCTTGAGGCTGTAAATATTTAAGCCATGCCTTGCGCCCATAACCCTCTAAATGAGAGCAATCATTCCGCTTTGCATGTTCTTCGATTTTTTCTTGAGCCATGCCTAACCATTCCTTCATTCTTGAGCCGCCAATAAAATCCATAGCGAGAGCTTTCCTTCTTGGGTAATCAATTATTCGTGTCGAAATAACGCCAACAAACTCACCAGTATCCTCATCAAGAGCCACCCACACGACATAAACACCCTTTAAACAGGCTTCATAAACATCGTTAATGCGTATTAATTCTGGCGAGAGGCGCACAGCCTTATTCAACAAAGGGGCCACATGCTGCCAAACTTTAGGCAGTAATGAAGCACCAATTGGTACTATTTTCATTTTTATCCAATGACTATGTAAATGAAAGTTCTGTCTGTTTGAGAGTTGTTAGCGTGAGTTATTGTAAAACTCTGCTTTGCTCTCGTAGATAAGAACATTGCGCCGCCGCCTTGTTCAGCCGCCGCATTAGCTGTCGTTGGGGTGAAAACAATAACGCTTTCAGTACCCACACGGTAATCTGTTACTGTTGTGCTCGCTGCACTTGCACCAAGCGTAACCTCACCTGTTGCATTAATTTTGCCATCCACCAAAAGATTAACAACATTTGCAGTTTCTCTTGGTGAGCCACCACTAGCGGGTAGCTTTACATAATTTATCTCTGTCATCGTCTGCCAATAGCAACGCTATCCACGTCAACGCCTAGAGCATATCGCCACGTTCCACTGGCGTTCACTCGTACACGATGATACCGCCCATTCGCTCTTACCGGACAGTTGTTATCTGTATTTAGGCTTACTGCGCTACTAAAGCTTGGTGTGTCTATTTGCCTTGAGCGAGAACCAACCTGAACCGTTATCGTCGGGGCCACATCCTTTGAGGTAACATAAGGCGTTACACCTCTCACCAAAGATTGACGTAAAGGCGCTACCTCAAACTCAGTCGTTTCTAAAACAGCATCTAACTGAGTACCTGTGAGTGTCTGAAGTTTTTTATCCTTACTAGCCGATAGTTGAAAAAACCCACCCGCATAAAACCTAGAATCTAGTGAAGTAGTCAATGCGTCCAAACTACTGCTTAAATTATCTAAGCCCTCTACCGTCATATTTGGCGTTAATGACGATCCTAAAAACTCATGGTCTAAATGTATTATTGACCATTTCTGCACAGCATAATTGTACACTAAAATTCTGTTTGGTTCTCCTGTGCTTTCACGATCTGCGTAGGACCACATAACAGTCTGTGTTTCAGGATCTATAACTGAGCTTAGTCTTTCGATGTATTGAAAGTTCACATCATCAAAGAAAAAGTTGTCTACCTTCTCTGCACCAATAGGAACCGACTGACTTCCGTTAAAAAAGAAAAATCCATCATCTGCCAAATAAAATACCTGTGTTGGCCCTAATGCAGCAACTGAGTTAGGGTAATTACAACCATGACCAGTTTCTACCTTTTCAAATGTAAAGATTAGCGGAGAACCAACATACTGCATACGAGCAATAGCTTTTTCCAACAAAACCACACCAAATTCACCACCGACAAGCCCTGTGATATGCCCTGCATCAGCAATGTCCTGAAAATCAGCTTGCGCTGTTCCTAACGTCCAAGAGTTTGCATCATTTATTTGTGACCATCGCACTCTAGAACGATATGTATTGCTTGAGTAAGTCACATTTGCCGTGACAACAAAATCCCTTACTACTGCCAAATGATGAGCCGCCGGAGCACCAGAAATAGCCGCAAAAGCTGAACTACTTCCAATAGTAAATTTTTGCAGTGCATCTGAGTCACTGCCACAGGCTATAACGTCATTACCAAAGCGAACAAACTTCCATTGCTCATCACCAGACAAACTATAACCACCTGAAGCACTTACATCTGCTAATGCAAATGTGCCGTTATTCATCTTATATAGCTTACCAGAATCTCCTACAAAGACAGAAACTGTACTAGCGTTATCCTTGGTTGCATGTATGCCCCTGATGCGATTGTCAGCCGCCGAACTCACTTCAGATAATCCAAAAAAAGGTCTATAGCCTCGTGCAGCCGGAATAACGTTTTTCGCTACTGTTGCACCTGGATTATTTAAGTCTGACTGATCTGGTAGCCAATCGCCAAAGGGTATCATTAAGCCGCTTCTTTCTCGTCTAAACTCTCTTTGAGCATCCTCACAAAACCATCCTGACCAACCCTCAGTTGATCTAGATTAAATTCTGCGTTGTTTATTTTTTGTTGCAGTGAGTTAATATGATTAACCATAACCTTTTGTTCATTTGTTAATTGATCTTCTGTATATTCTTTATCGTCTATTGTAATCGTAGCCGTTTTTTCTTTAGCCATTTTTACTTCCTTTCTAATTATGATGCTGCGTCAATCGCTAACGCGCCATACCAGTTAGTGCCATCTCTTGTATGAAAAACGTAAACGTCCGTTTCACCATTCGCAGGTGCGTCTGGTGCAGTGCCACCTGCCCAACGGACTGTCGTGCCACTCCCGTTCCAAGCTACTGTATTACCATCGCCAGTAAGATATAAAGTAAACCCATGCGCCCATGAGCCGCCTGTCTGAGTATTACTAAAAGTAAATGTCGTAGCCCCTGACATGGTTAAATAAAAATTGCCTGAGTTTGCCGCATTAATTGTTGGAGTTGTGCCAGTTAACTGTGTACTTTCATCGTAGTAAGTAAAGTAGTTATATATAGGTGCTTGAAGTGCAACATAACTAGAGTACACACTCCAAATAGCAGTACCCCCAGCATATGTTTGAACTGTATCAGTACCAAAACTAATATAAGTATCAGTGTCACCTTGATGGTAGATTTTATCTGTAAGATATAAATCTTTCCACCCGTATGAACTACTCCCAAGATTGTAATAAGTATTCGCCCAAGGTGCAACATTGCCTTGGCTCCAAACATAGTTGTTTGTTGAATTTGTTCCATCGTTGGAACGTAAAGAAAGATTGTTGATTGAGGTCACTTCAATGTTAGGGCCACCACCATTGTTTAATTTCCCAAACTGAGTACCGCCATCTTTTAAAACTATATTGGAGCCATCGGCATCAAGATGTAAATTGCCGCCAACGTCTACGGTAAGATCACCAGAATTCTTTATTCCCGAACTTAACCAAATGTCTTTGAAACGTGAGCCAGAGTAGCCTAAGTCAATTGTGGCATCTAAAGCACTACCATAAGATTGACACGGAAACATCTTGTCTGCGTGAAAAGCTATTTGCTGTGTTGTTGTTCCAAAAGCAGGGCCATCGGCACTAACTCCAATAGCACCTTTCGGTGATGACCCTTTTGAAAAACGAACAACCTCACCATCTGACGTATTACGGTTGAAGTCTGCGGCAATGTTGCCATCTCTTGTGCTCTGTATAAAGCCATCTGGCCTTATCATACCGCCAACATTAGTATCACTGGTGCTTGTTCGCCCGACAAGCAAGTTACCGCTACTGTCTATGCGCATACGCTCTGCCAATGATACTGTTGCATCAGCCGACCCTGCTGAAGCTGTAGAACTAGTAAAAGCGTGTACTCCGTTAGTAACATCTTGGGTATACATCAACGCATAACCACTAGCTATGCTTGTGCCAACATCCGAAGAGTTATAATAAAAGTTACTTGTTCTGTACGTATCTTTAGTTCTTTGGAAATCGGAAGCACTTCCGACATTCAAACTAGAGGTAACATTAGCGTGTAGCGTTTTTGGCGTAAAGTCTATACCCACGTTGCCTGTCGCATCTATGACCATTTTCGTTACGCCATTGTCAGTCCCAAACGCAATTGTTTGAGCATCTATTTTTAAATCGCCATAGTCCGACGTGGCTCTGTCGTAAGCCTGAATGTAGCTTGTGGTACCAGCGGCAAATTCTATTCCGTG